TATGGATTTGGGAACTATCATTGAGTTTATATGTTTAATAACAGGGGCTAAAAGAAACGATTTAAACAAGGTTAATATCTCGGAGCTTAGAAACATTCATGAACACTGTATTGGATTGTTTAAAGACTTCCAATTAAGCAAACCAAAAGAAGAAATTATAATCAATGGAGTGACTTATTTATTGGTTGATCCTGCGAAAGTTGGTATCGGTTGGCATATTGATATAAGTAATTCAGATTTACAAAATGATCCTAGTCGATTAGCTAGTTTGATGTATATCGAAAAGGGTACTACATACGGGGAGCTTGATGAAAATCTAAACATGAGATATAGTAATCAAGAACGTGCGAAACTCTTTGAAGAATATTTACCACTACCAGACTATCTTAATTTGGTAAGTTTTTTTTTGCGACAATCAATCGAATTAATGAGCAGCTCTATGGTCCACAAAAAGACGAGAATAAGTCTACTAAGGGCGGTGAGAGGTTTGTTTGGGAAAAACTGATTCACTACTTAAGCAAAGAATATAATCAAACGTGGGAGCAAATCGTTAAATGGAATATATTTACTTTCAATCATAGGCTTAAATTTATTAACTTTACAAAACAAGAAGAAATTAAAGTAATACAACGTGAGCGACGCTGATATAATTAATAGTTTGAATTTTGGTAGGTCAGAGGATATTTTAAAGAATACTTCCGACAATCCAATGACTGAACTACTTTTGAAGCTTACAAACGAGCTTATAGAAGATTGGCGTAAACAATTAATCAAAGATAAATCCTATGCAACAGGAGACTTAGCACAGTCTTTAAGGCCTACTAGTATCAAACCAGATTCAATCGAAACAACAGGAGCGGCACATTGGAAGTATATTAACTATGGTGTAAATGGTACTATGGTCAATCGAGGTGCACCGACTCATGGTAAAGCCCCGAAAGGTAACCTATCATTTTACGATGCAATATACAAGTGGATAGGAGATAAAGGAATAGTACCAGATGAAGGTATGACCCGTGAGCAATTAGCTGGTGCAATAGTTAACAGCGTACGATTGAAAGGTATTGAAGCAACTCACTTCTTTGATAAGGTACTAACGCCCCAAAGAGTTGACGAAATGGGTCAAAGAGTTAGCGACCTAGTAGGAGAAGCGATAAAAATAGTAATAAAAAAACCTAAATAATGGCAACAACCATAACACAAAGCCCACAAAAGTACACGCCAAGTGATAACCCTATTGTATTTGAATTTAAGCAACCTCTAACAGTTAGTGGGAATGATAAGTACAATGTTTCATTTGTGGTAAAAACGTTTATTAACGGGGCTGAAATCGGTACTTTTGAGGTATTCCCCGAATTAGTAACTAGTGACTTCTTTGGTAAGATAAATTTAAGTGATAAAGTTAGGGCGTATATAGCTAACCATTCAGTAAGCAACGCAACGGCAAGCCCTGTTTTTGTTTATGATACTCAGAATTACGTAGAGACTTACATAACTATTTACGAAAAATATTCTACTGATCCTAACGTAGAACCAACAACGCAAGTAACAGGAGTAACTAGCATTACTGTAATACCATTTAAAGGGTCGTTAAGTCGATCGGAGTTTAAAGTTTGGGATTATACAATTTATAAAAAAAGTGGACTAGGTAAAAAATTCCTAACGGATAAGTATAACACCGATTTTTGGGGAGCTACTGTATACTCAGTGACTGAGAAAAAAGGTGGCACAACGATCTTATCATGGTTGGATAATTCAGATTTAGACACTCCTACAAATTATTACGTGAAATTCCTTTACTTACTTTCAAGTGGTAACGTAACACAAACGACAACTTTCAACACAGCGTATCAGGGGGCTGTTTCTGCATTACGTTTTAACTTAGATGAGCAACTAGATCTAGGGAATATTACACAGGCAACGTATGACAATTGTACGGGTGTGCAAATAGCAGTGCAAAACACTTCCAATGTTGGTATAATGGGGGTGTATGGTATTACTTTCTCAGATGTTTGTTTTGATAAGGGAGCGAATATTTTATGGTTAAATAAATACGGAAGTTATGACAATTTCAGATTCACATACAACTCTAGATATAAAGCTAAGATTGAAAGTAAATCATTCAGCAAAAAACAAGGTGAATGGAACGCTTTAACCAATACATACAACGTAAATAATAACACATTTGGTAAAATAGACTATTTAAAAACTATCACAAAACAATTAGAGCTATCTTCCGACTGGTTAGATGAGACAACGCAAAATTGGTTAGTGCAATTATATGAAAGTCCTTTGATCTATTTAAACGAAAGTACCGAAATGGAAAATGTAGTCGTAACAGATTCGAGTTACCAAGTAAAACAATTTGAACACGACGAACTATTTAATGAAGTGATAAACATTGAGTTTACTGATTATAAAAGTATTACGCTATGAATAGTAGGTTAGTTGTAAATGGGTACGAATTAGATTTAAGCGACAATATTGCAGTGCCTTTAAATTTGTCAATCACGGATGTAAAAGAACCAGAGAAGCGTAAACGATCCTTTTCAAAAACTTTGATATTAGAGGGTACAAGTAACAACATGGCTTTCTTTCTTTCAGCTTATTCCTTAGATATAAACATTGAAGAAAGTACAAACATTCAATTTACGCCAAATTTGAGGTATGATTGTGAGTTTTTCAAGAATGATTTAAGAGTATTCAAAGGTAAATTCAAACTGAATGAAGTAAAGGTATTAAATAATAACTATTCTTTTGATTGTAATCTAATCAGTGAAACAGTAGATATTTTCGCAAAGTTAAAAGATAAGAAGTTGAATGAGTTAGACTGGTCGGAATACGATCACAACCTAACTAGGACTAACGTTATTAAGTCATGGAATGAGGGGATTAAACTAAACGGTGTCGATAATAGAAACTTTGGATCGGATACTAGAGGGTATCAACCTAAATCATACGGTTACATATATCCACTTGTGGACTATGGTTATAACATGGTTGGTAATTCACCTTTGAATTTTAGGATCAATCAACTGTATCCATTCATATATGTAAAAGAGGCTGTTAAGAAAACCTTAGACTTTGCACTTGAGGGTACTAATATAGAAGTAGATTACACAACAGATTTTTTCACGAATACCAATATGCAAAAACTTATTTATGGTTTTGGTGGGGGTGAGCAATTGAAATTAAGTGAAAGTTTATTTGATGAAATGACAACGGAGTTTAGTGCCACAAGGTCAAACGAAAATATAACAGGTATATTAACGAAAAGTTCTGGTTTCTCTTTTGGTAATCAATACACTATAGGTAAACTAATACCCTTGATTAAAACATCAACGTTAAGCGGAATTACACAAAATATAAATACTATAAATCAAACGTCAAACGTTATTAATATAAATGCAGTAGGTGATTATAAAGCCACTGTAAGTTTTACTTTAGATGTAAATTGGTTCGGTGGTTATAGTGCTGGTTTAAGTACACAAGGTAGCTATATGATTATTAAAGCTGATGGAATACCTAAAAAACAATTCAATTTTCATTTACCAAACGGTACTCAAACATTTTCTTTTGATGCTGATATGTCTTTAAGGGCAAATCAAAAACTATCTATTGAATTATTTGTTTACGGTGTGAGTTACGATGTTGATAATTTAACAGTTGGAATGACTGCATTTGATTTTAATTTAACTCCTAATAAAAACCAGATATTAAAAGACAATTCAACTGTAACCATAGCAAGTGCAATCCCAGATATTAAATGTTCAGAGTTCTTTAAAGGTATTTTAAACTTATTTTACGCTTACATGAGTGAGCCAATATATAATCCTGTAACTAATAAGTCGACTATTTACATAGATTCATTCATAAACTACTATGAAGCACAAGAAAATTACGACAATTGGACTGATTTAATAGATGAAAGTAAAGAGATTACAATACAATCTAATTCACTTATAGAGGGTAACATATACCAATATACTTTTAGCGAAGAGAAAGACGTTTTAAATGCGAAATATAGGGAGCTTGTTGGCATTGGTTATGGTGAAAAACAACTAGAAATAGAAACGTGGATGAATGGAGTGGTTAAATTTGAGCTACCTTTTAACACTTATGTGCCGTATAAAATTGAAAACAGTCAATTAATTTACCCTATCGTTAAGGATCAAACAACTGATAGCAATAATGTAACAACTTCCAAGCCTTATAAGGGTAAAGGAATGCTAACTTTTTACAATGGTTTACGAAGCGGTGTGGTAAATATCTATAATGCAGAGGGAAGTGCAACAGGGGATTGGCAAATTAAATATGATTTTCCTATGATTCACCACTTGAGGTTTAAAGATAATTATAATTTCGAGCCTTTGTTTGATTTACATTTTGCACCTCGTAACGCAACGTTTGACGGAATAAAATTAGTTCCAGATGTGAACATTTTCACAAAATATCATGATAAATTCGTGAATGAAATAACGTCAAAGAATAGTAAATTAGTATCTTTATACCTTAAGTTATCATATAAAGATATTAACGAATTGGATTTCGCAAAACTAAAAATGATTGACGGTGTACTATACCGTTTGAACACTATCAAAGATTTTGATTCTGATGCTTACGGCACTACGGAGGTTGAACTAATTAAATACCTAGGTTAATGGCTATCGTAAATATAAAACAATTTGAGGACTATATTCTACAAGCTGAGATATTAACAGGTACGTACACTTGGAATGGTTCTGCAAGTTCTACTTTAATCGGTGCTAACGATACAGCAACGGGTGAATTCAATTCTCAGTTAATAAGTACCTCACAAGGTGCGAGCGGTTCGGCTAATGATGTGTGTCAAACTCATGTAAGTGGTGGTTATAACGATTGGTATTTACCCTCGAATGATGAACTTACTTTGTGTTATTTAGCTGGCATATTAAATTCAAGTTATAACTATTGGAGTTCTACAGAATACAATGTAAATAATGCTTACATAATTAGCAACGGGTCTTTATTTTCACAGTTAAAAGGTTTTGGATCTTATAATGTAGTGGCTGTTAGAAAAGAATACACAACTAGCTACGTTACGATTGACAGGATGAACGTACAAAGCAAACAAGCCCCTATATTAAGTGGTGGTGTAAACAATGCAGACGAGGACGTTTATAAAATGTTAGGGGGTGTAAATGGAATATCTAAAAATTCAAATATATTAAGCAATGAGTGACGAAACAAGAAGAATAATTATTAAAAAAGGGGCTGGTGTCCCTACTATTCCAACAAGTGCAGACCATCGAGATGGTAGTTGGTTAGCAACTGATATTTAT